TTGGTATGAAAGTTTAAAGAAAAATCCTACAAAACTATTCAAGGCTTGTTCCGATAGTGAGAAAGCTTTTGAATATATACGAATTGCTACCGACAAAGAGTTAGAAAAAAATAAATTGATAGAATTAATATTTGATCAAAAGGTAGCATAATTACAACAAAGTAAACCTTTATATTTGTTATAAGGGTTTACTTATCTTTTTGAAGTAAACTATAATCAAATTATAATTTAAAAATTAAAGGGATACAAAATGCAATTACTTACTAAAGATTCAAACGCAAAAATTAAGAAGACTAATAAATTAACTAAATCTATTTATGAGTTTTATAACTTAACCTTAACATCTAGAGTTATCACAAAGAGTGACGGCACAACTTTCGACCCTTGCCCAAATGCCAATTTATTTGGTTGTAGAGAAGACTGTTTAAGGGAATCAGGAAGAGGCATTTTTTCCAATGTTAGAGATGCGAGAACTAAAAAATTAGAATTGTTTGTAAATGATCAAGATACCTTTATGAAAATGTTGAGTGATGAGTGTTTAAAGATTGTTAAAAATAGAGTTATTAAGTTAAACAAGGAAATTAGAATTAGACTTAATACAATTTCAGATATTGATTGGCTATCAATACCTTGTGTAAGGGATGGTATAACTTATAAAAATATTTTTATGGCATATCCTGAGATAGAATTTTACGATTATACAAAAATTGCTAGTCGATTCGGTAAGAAACTACCTAGTAATTATCATTTGACTATGTCAGATAGTCGAGAACCAAAAGCACAAAAGCAAATTGATTATGCTTTAAAACGTGGAGGTAATGTTGCGACTGTGTTTTTTGTTAAAAAGGGTCAACCCTTACCTACAATGCATAGAGGACGAAGAGTTATTGATGGAGATATTGACGACAATAGAATTGAAGATGATAAAAATATCGTTGTAGGTTTACGTCTAAAAGGGAACGAGGCTATTAAAAATATTGATAGTAGTAACTTTGTATATACACAAGCAATTTAATTTTAATTATAGGGAGAATTAATTATGGATGACATTACACAACATAAGGAGAATTCAAAATGATTTTATATATGACAACTGCAATGCGAGGACACTTTCAATTTTTTACAAATAAAAAAGATGCTCTTGCTCACAAAAAGTATTTAGAAAATTTATATAGTGAGAGTGGTAAAGAATACGAGACATACAAGATAACTTTAAAAAATAAAAATGAGTGGCTTAAATTTTTAAATAATCTATCTTGTAGTGAGGATGAAGCTTGGGATATGTTTGACTTACCATTATCGGAGGAAGAAAAATTAGATCTAGAACTTGAGAGAAAAGATAGGGAAGAGTTAGAAAAGAATAGGGAGGAGTGGTAAAAAAGATACACTAAAATTTGACAATATTAATTACTGTCACTACACTAGTAAACATAGATTAACAAACAGTAGAAGGGTAACTACTAGACCTATTGAGACATTAGCAATATAAAAATTGTCTTGGTAAAACAAATAGCCCACATATTTTTAATTTATTTTATAGGAGATTAAGATGCATACATTAGACGGACTTTTAAAATTTGTACCTAACAAGTTAGTACCTGACGTTGTGTTAGATGTTGCCGACATAAAGGTAATTTCTAAATCAGCAAGAGGACAACTTGTTAGACTTGGCAGTATGCCATTGCCACAATCATTCACTCACATAAAAAGAAGATTTGATAAGGACAATTCATAATGAAAGTTACTACCGACAATTTAAATATAAGTAAAAAAGTTATAGAACTTTTAATACAAATTTCAAAAGACGAATTAAGTGGAGATGGACAACACACATTAGAACATAAACTAATCGTTAAAAATGAATTAAATGCTTTATATTCCGTACAAACTATCCTTGAAAATAGTGATGATTATTTAATTGATGAGGACAATTCATAATGAAAAATACTAACGCATTTTCTATAATTTGTAGTGTAGAAACTACTAGGAGATTACAAGTAGACTTACCTACATATTTTGGTATACAACCATCTAGCAAAGAAGTTGCAGAGTTAATAAACAAAATATTTTTTGATTGGAAAGTAGCCAATATGACTAGGCTAATGCCAAAAAAATGTTTGATTGAAATTATAAAAATGTTTAATGAGGACAATTCATAATGAATAGAATATCTACAAACACTAGAATCCTGATTGCTTGTGAGGAATCAGGTGCAGTTAGGGATGCATTCCTTAGACTAGGATATGCAAACACTTACTCTTGCGATCTCAAACCTAACCCACATAAGAATCACATACAAGGGGATGTCAGAGACTTATTGAATCAAGGTTGGGATATGATGATTGGTTTCCCTGATTGTACATACCTTGCGAGTAGTGGTGCTAGATGGTTGTATAACAAAGAGTATTACGAGTTACCTAAAGAGGACAGAGAAAAGGTTAAGCACCTAGACAAGTATAAAAATCTTGATAGATGGAACAAGAGAGAGAAAGCATTGGACTTTGTTAGACTCTTAATGAATGCACCTATCGACAGAATAGCCCTTGAGAATCCTGTAGGGGTTATCTCAACAAGGATCAGAAAACCTGATCAGATAATACAGCCTTGGCAGTTTGGACACACGGCACAAAAGACTACTTGTCTTTACTTAAAAAACTTACCCTTGCTAGTGCCTACAAAGGTAGTAGACAAAGGAGAGTTCGTGACTATGGGCAATGGTAGTAGGATGCCTAAATGGTACTCAGATTGTTATAAACTCACACCAAAAGAGAGGGCAGAACAAAGAAGTAAAACATTTAAAGGTATTGCCAATGCTATGGCAGACCAATGGACTAGACTTATTTTAACTTGAGGGAGAACGATTTGAAAACTACACAGAAACTTTACCTAACATTTTTACTTAGCCCTGTGATCCTATCACTAGGACTGACAGGTTTACACATACTGCTGATGCCTTACTTTACCTATTGGGATATAGACGTAGCCCTGTTAGGTACAGTCTTTGGGGCTATCTTGGTTGGTGTACTGTTGACGTTAGGTACATTAATAGTATTGTATCAATTCACAATTACATATAAAAATAAAGGGGGGTCAGAATGAACTTACCACAACCTGTACTAGTTGACGTACCTACTTTTAGCAAAGACCTATGTGATTATAATTTGTTTATGAAAAAGTTTTTTTATCACATAAACTCTGAAAGCTACTCACATCTACAAGTTGTCGAACCAAATAGTACGACACCATATAATACGACACACTCAAACGTGATCTTACTTGAAAAAGAAAAGATGAAACACTTGTATGCCTTGAAAAATATACCCAATGATTATGACGGGTGGGATTTTATTAGAAAAGTTAAGAAACATTTAAACAAAGATGACTACACTTTCAAAATCAGAGGACAGAAGTTGATGGATGGTTTTAAATCTACTGATCTTGACTGTCAGTATAGTTACCCAATAGAAAAGAGTAAGTTGTTACGGGCATACTTTCACAAGAAGAAACCCAAGCCCCAACCTAAACCCAAGCCTGAACCTACCTACACTTTTGAAGTATTTGTTGAATCAAGAGTTGTAAGGACTGACAGTTACTTAGTGATTGCTAAGTCGGAGGGGGAAGCAAAATCATTAGTTGAATCAGGTTTACTTGAACCTGATGACACACGTTATCCTGATTGTGAGGTAGAACCAAAGTATGGACTTATTAAAAATGTAGACACAGGTAAGACTTTAAGTTGGGAGAAGTGCAAATGAGTACATACACTTTTGAAGTGATCATATTAAAAACTAATAAGTATAGAGTAATTGCTAAGTCAAGGGCAGAGGCAGAGAAGTGGGCTATGAAACAATTGTTTAATAACAAACCAACACCCATAGGTATGTATGAAATTTATAATTTAGGGGAAGTAAAATGAATAATATTTTATGGTGTTTGATTGCTTTAATATTTAATCCATTTACAATGGGAGTGACACTCTATATGAATGGACTTATATGAATCAGCCTAGACTTTACTGCAAGACCTGTAATGAATTTAAACAACTGAAGTATGGTGGTGGTAGGACTGCGACAGGTTGGGTATGTAAGTCTTGTTATGAAAAATTACAGAAGAAGAAAGTGAGGCAACAAGATGACAGAGATAGTTGACGAGGGCATCATGAAAACTACAGTAAATGATGTAGTGTATACAGTATTTTTTCAAGATGATCACTACAAAATTAAATCGAGTGATGCTAGTAATGAGGTTGTAGTATTTAAAAAAGCATCTGAGGTTCAAGAGTTTTTAAACAGACCATATAAATTAAAATTAGGAGATAGAAATGCCAACACTTAAAAAAGAAGTAGATGACTATACTATCAGCAGAAATAGTAGACAAGACTTATTAAAATATTATTCTTTACATACACCTTTTAGAATTTTAGATAAGATAAATGAGTTACTTGGATTGAAGTCTGTGCCTACACACTTTAACGACAATCAATTTGAGTTGATGTCGAACTTAGTTGACACATTGGTTTTGAAAGCATTGGACATTGCTATCAGGGATATTAAGATAGACATCCAAGAGATCGAGAATGCAGAGTTGTGGATAAAACTTGAGGAGGATAATTAAATTATGGATTACTTTGAATTTTTTGCAGAGTTAAACTTTCCAAAAGAAACTTTGGAATCTATAAAACCTGGTAGACGTAGACTACTTAGACCTAGTGCTAAATCTAAACAGAAGAAAGGACAAAGAAATGGGAAGAGATAATCCTGTCTACAGGAAAATTAAAAATGAAATTTTAAACAATCCAAAAACTAATGGATGGAAAAGTACAGACTTAAAAAACTTAGCAGATGGAAAAGCATCTTCGGTCAGGCAAGTATGTGATCTATTAGTTGATCAGGAATTTTTAGTTAAAAAAGAATTAGAGAACACAAAGAAAGGAGAGTGTCGTGTAATCTATTTTAGACGTCTAGAAAATGGAAGTGACATTTATGGAGTGGGTATGTCGAATAAAATAAATGTACATAATATCTTTGCATAAAAAAACCCCCATAATCCTGGATGTATAGGAGTCAACCAGGTATGGGGGTAAAGGAACAAAACGAAACTACAAAAGAAGTTTAACACATAAAGGAAAGGAATTGTTATGGCAACATTTCAAGTTATTGCACAAGAGATTAATGAAAAGATTTATACAGTAGAGGCTAGTGACGAGGACGAGGCTGTAGAATTTGTTAATGATGACCTTGATGGCACTTGTAGTAGTGTGGTTACATTAGAAGAAACCAACTTTGAGGGGAGTGAAATACAACACGTTGAAAAAATAAGTTGACAAGTATTTTATTTATGTACTATAGTTATAACAGTTAAACAAATTTTGATTGCTTGTACTGACAATACTTAGGGTACTTAAGCACTTGTTTCGTAGCAGACCGCACCCTACTGAAGGTAGGTTGACTAGGTAGGCTGAGAGAAGCTGAGTTGGAAGGGAGGGTCATGTCTTCTGAAAAACAGGGTGGATCAGGGCTGACTGTTACATTTGAAACTGAGGATGCATACGAGGTGGATGGTGTTAATCGTGGGGGAAATGCTTTGTGAACATTTGAAAGGCTAGGGGGCATTAAGATAATTCTTCTTGGTGTCTAGAGTACAAGTGATCATACTAATTTAAGTATTTTTTATAGGAGATTTATTAAGTATGGCTAAGAGAAATCCTGTTGTTCAGGATCAACTTAAAAATCCTAACCGATCCAACAAGGTACATGGAGATAAATTCAAAAACCTAGTTGATAAACTTAAAACTAAAGAGGGCTACGATGAATTTCGTAGACCCTCTAACACACATTGTGGAGGACGAGGATGACAGACTTAGGCTATGCATTTCCAACACTAGTACCTTTGATAGAGTCTATCCCTGAAAATCTCAGAGGTAGTCACAATCATAATTATAAAGTAACCTACACAACTTTTTGTGTACATTTAAAAGAGTCGGTAATAGCACATAGATATTTTTCAGATTACAAAGAGGCTCAAGATTTTTTTAGAAGAATTAGAAGGGAGGCTGTAGCCTAATGAAACTATTTATATGGGGTTCTATATTTTTCTTAGCAACATTTTTTTTACCATTTATTTTATAGGACAAGCTATGAATTTTAATGACAGCCATGATTTTCTTGAGTACCATTACGAAAAATATTTTCAGCAATGGAAGTATGATAATTGGATTACCATTATGTCAAAAGATAGTATGGAAATTTTTAGATTATTTACAGATTATATTTTTGATAGATATGAGTAAGCCAACTTACAAATGGAATAGTGACAGGTCAAGAGGGTGTGAGATTCATGCATCCTCTGACAATACTTTTAAAATATATTTTTATACAGGCAATACATCCGAACCTGACAGTTGCATCCCAAGGGTAGCCTATGGGAGAAAGTTTGCAGACAGGATGGTTGATTATCATTTATGCAAGGGAGCAAGTTAATGCCTAGAAAAAAACCAACTACTGTGGGTATGGTAGTAGAAGATTACGTTAAGTCTTTATCCTATGACAAACTATCGGACAACACTCAAAGAGATTACACTTACTTTATCTCTATATGTTGTGGGGCTAGTCCACATGGTACAGATTTATATGATCATAAGGTCAGGACTTTGACTACACCTATGGTGCAGAAAGCCTATAACGAATGGGCTAAACGTGGTGTACCTACAGCCAATCACACTCGATCTGTTATGAGTAGAGTATTTAACTATGGAATAAAGGTAGGACTATGTATGCACAATCCATTTACTCATATAGAAAAGTTATCTCACAGGACTAGACAAGAGGTGTGGACACAAGAACAGATTAAACAATTCCTAGATACTGCATACTCCAAGTTTGAGTGGAGATCGGTAGGACTTATAGTTCATATGGCATACACATGGTGTCAGAGACTAGGGGATATGACTAACTTAAAGTTTGATAACTATTCTTTTGAGGATCAAGTATTAAAACTAGAGCAATCAAAACGTAGGGCAAGAGTTGAGTTACCTACACCTGACTCACTACATAAGATACTTGTGCAGCAACACAAAGACATGGGGTTTCAACCTTACATAGCACCTCGAATAGCATACGGAAAAATCCAGGAGAAACCTTACGACAAAGTTATGTTAGGTACTATAGCTAGGAACATTCGTAATAAGGCAGGGCTACCTGACAACCTGTGGATCATGGACATGAGAAGGACAGGCACTACTGAAATGGTTGAGGCTAGTGTACCTTTGCCACAGATCATGTCAGTCACAGGTCATGCTAATGCTCAGTCTTTAAAACCTTATATGAAAAACACCTTGACATCTTCTTCAGAAGCCTATAAACTCCGTATTGCAACAGGCAAAGGTGATATACTGTGAACATACTTAGTTATGTAGAGGACTTAGACTTATCAGATGGACAAAAGCATAGAGGTAAATGTCCTGAGTGTGGTAGGTCAAATACTTTTACAGCTACTAATAAGATGGGTAAGCTAGTATGGAACTGCTATGCAAATAGTTGTTCACTCTCAGGTGCTAAGAACATACCAATGTCGGTAGATGAAATAAGGAAACGCATGAAAGACTTTAAAATTAATAGAGACTTAGCATTAGATCATTTAGAAAAATCAAACTATCCATATAAAGATAAAAAGATTAATGTAAAATTACCTGAAGTATTCTCCTTACCTGAATGGGTAAAACCTTACACTCCTTATGACTCTGACTTAGATGATTCACCTAAAGCAATAGTAGATAAATTTTGCGAGAGGTATGGACTGTGGGCAGAAGACTTAGAATTACACTATGATATTAAAGAGGATAGGATTGTTTTTCCTGTACAGGATAATGGCAAATTAGTAGATGCCGTAGGCAGAGCTATTGATGATAGTGTTATACCTAAATGGAAAAGGTATGGTACATATGCTGAAGGTTTTATTAGGGGTCAACATCAATTAGCAATAGTAGTTGAGGATGTTGTAAGTGCTTGTGTGATTGAGACTTTAGGAGCAACAGGTGTAGCTATACTAGGAACTACACTTAATGCAAATCACATTGAGGCTCTTAGAGGTTTTAAAAGAGTTATAGTTGCACTTGATCCTGATGCAGCAGAAAAGACTATTGCTTACACTAAAATGCTAAGAGCAAATGGAGTTCATACATTAGCTTTAAAATTACTTGATGACATTAAGTATAGGAAAGAAGAGGATATTTTATTTATAACAAATACAATAAAGGAATTTAATGGAACATTCACTACTAAAGAGTTTGCTAAGTAAGGATTTTCATGAAGGTACTAGAAATCTTTGCACAAGTAATCTATTCACTAAGGATTTAAGAAAGATTAAACAGGTAGTTGATAATGCAATGTCTGATTATCAACGTGACCTACAGCTAGATGAGGTCAAAGGTTTATTCTTTACATCTAATCCAACACTAACTACATCTCAAAAGCAACAGTTCAATTTATATTTTAAGCAGATAGATAATGCATCAGCCGTAGGCATTGATGTAGCTACTGATCTGCTATCTAATTTAAACAGGCAGTATGTGGGAGAGGTTGTAGCTAATCTAGGATTTCAATATGTCAATGGGGATCAGACAACACTTGAACCTTTGAAAAATATTATTGAGAGTTACCAAGATAATTTTATGCCATTTGTTAAGACAGACTTTGTGGACAATAGTGTTGAGGGTTTGATAGCTAGTGCTAGTAGTAGTAACAAGTGGCAGTTCAACATTCCCTCTTTGTTTCAGGGTGTCAATGGACTTGACAATGGGATGCTGTTTGTCATAGGTGCTAGATCAAATGTAGGTAAGTCTAGTTTCCATGCAACTCTTTGTGCTAGTCCAAATGGTTGGGCTAGTCAGGGTGCTAGGATTCTTATCTTATGTAATGAGGAAAAGCCTGAGAGAATAGCATCAAGATATATGACAGCCTGTACAGGTATGACTATGAAACAAATTATCAAGGACAAG